GTTTGGATCGCAGTGCGGATCATGCCGTTTTGGGCTATCTGCTGCAGTGCGCCGTAACCGATAAAGGACTGCGAAGGGTACTGTCCCAGGTTTGCGCTATGTTGCATCAGGCTTTCAAATATTTGAGTAAATCCAAACTCAAATGCAGAGTCCTGCGCCAGCTTTTCGGAATTAAGCCGCTCGGCCTCGGCAGGGTCTTTGCTGTCGTATGCCATAGTGCGCGGCAGCGCAAAAAACTTTTTAACATCTTCCAGAGTCTTGATCGGTCCGACGTTGCCGGACTCAAACGGAGTGCGCAGGGCCGCCGCAAGGTCCTCAGTGAAAATCTTTTTATCTTTAGCCATTTTTACCTCCTCACGCGTAAAGCGGCCATGTTATCGGCGGATATGCGGCCGCCGGTCTGTAAATCGGATAATGCCTGGGTCATAGAGTCCACCTGGTCATCGTGAGTCCCCGCCGGAAAACTTAAAAGCTCAGCGGTGAAATCCTGAACCCAGGGGCAGATCTCCGGTGACGGGATATAAACATTGTGGGCCTCCCACAAGGTTGCGATCGCGCTTGCGCGGGCCTCTTTGCTCTCCGTCGGATTAATCGGGATCAGTCCGGTGACCTGCTTTTTCAGTGTAGATATTATCGCCGCGCCGTTCGCCTTTTCCTCAACAAGTTTTCTAATTACGCCGTTATGTTTGCGAGCAAAGTCACAAAACCGCTGCAGAGTCTCCACAAAGTCCCAACGGCCGCGAACCTGGTCGATAAGGTAAAAAGATCCCTGATAACGTCCCCAACAAGATCCTACCACATAATCGCTTGTTTTTGAGTCTTTGAAAGTCATATCCCAGGACAGAACCTTTTTGTCAAAAAACGGCGGTAATTCTTTGTAATATTGGATCCATGCCTTTTTGAACGTTCCGCCGCCCTCCGGTACCGGGTGCTGCTGGTACATGGCAGCCCACAATTCAGATCCGATTTGTGCCTTGATCGCCGTAAGTGCTAAAAGATTATAGCGTTCGGGGTGCAGGGCCTCGCCTTCCTTGCGGTATTTCTCATCATGCTCAGCGATAGCCGGATAATTGATAACGTGATATTGATCGCCGCCGTGCGCCGCTTTCTCCAGGAGGTGGCCCACTAAATCGTCGGTATGCCAACGTGTGCACATAACGATCACGCCGCCGCCCGGTGCCAGTCGCGTGTAAGCGGTGGAGGCGTACCAGTCATGCACGCGGCTGCGCATAGTGGCACTGTAGGCCTCTGCTTTGTCTTTGTGCGGGTCGTCGATAATCAGGATGTCAGCGCCCATACCTGTGATGCCGCCGCCCACACCCGCGCTGCGGTATGACCCGCGATAATGCACGATCTCGAACTTATCTGTAGTTTTCTTGTATGCGCCCGTGTCTCCGGTTTTGGCCGCGGCCTCTTTGCTCGCCAGGAAAACAAAGGGGAACAGTTCACGGAAACGCGGACCGTCAATAATCCTTTGTACATCCGTGTTCATGGCTCCGGCTAAATCGCTCGAGTATGAACTTGCGATTATGTGGCTTTCGGGGTAATTCCCCAGGAACCACGCCGGAAAATCACGGCTCACCAGCTGGCTTTTACCGGAGCGCGGCGGCGCGGTTATGATTAGCCGCGGTGACTTCTTAGCAATTACATCAAGCGCGAATTGTTTTAACGCTCTGCAGATCTCACGGTGAAACCATCCCATGATATAATCGTCATGGTTGTAGAGAACAAAACTGCTCAGGTTCTCCCGTGCTCTGCGCTTTGCCAGCTCTTCCAGGGCCTCGCGCCGTGTTACTTCACTCATCATCCGCCCCGATATTTATCACGTCAATGAGCTTGTTATCTTCCATAGACTCGACCGGACGCTCAACCTTTGCCGTGAGTGTAACGTTTTGCGTTTTCTGCCATCCGTAAACGACCTCGACCAAAAGCTCAATCAGGCGGTTAGAGCGGCCGGTCTGAATACTCGTATCCAACATCTTATCCAGCAGCTGAACCATACGCGATGCATACCGGTTCATCAACTTGGCATTAGGCATACCTGGGGTGATAAATAACAGCTTTGCATCCTCGGTCAACTCTTCCGGCTTTTCAGCCTTTGCCGGAGGGGGCATAGTGTTTGCCGGTGGCATAGCAGCCGCCTGGATCTTTGCTTTTCTGCTTTCTGCGGCGACGGCTTTCTGCACCCTTTGTGCCTCAACAGCGGGGGCCAGCTCAACCTCATGCGGGGCTTTATCCGCGACCGTGTGCTTAGCTGCGGCTCTAAACCCGGGTCCCCTTCCGGATCCCTTTGCCTTGCGTATTTTTTCTGCGTCGTTAAAAGCCTGCTTACCCTCGGCAACAGCGCGGGCAAATTCGATATTCCGTTCTATAAGACTGTAAATCTTACGCTCGGTAACACTTAACTCCGATGCTAAATCCTTGCACTTAAACCCGGCGGCGGTAAGCTCTCTAACCCGCATGAGCACGTCGGGGGTAATCGTGATCGCATTGCCAGCCATAAGGCCCTCCGTGTGTAATTTTTGACTGTGTAATCTGTGTAATTTTGAGGGTG